GAATACAGTTTTGTAGTAACTCGCCCAGATGGTAAGAAATCAAGACACGTTTATCACGGAAGTTCTACTAAAGTTCAGTCAATGCAAGCTGCTAGTTAATATAAATATAGCAAATAAGTAATTTAAGGAGAAGAAATTATGCCACAATGGGGCGCTAATACAACCGAAGAGTCAAAACCAAAAAATTTGACTGAAGAGGAAAAAAGCCGAGTCTTTGCTACAACAAAGGGTTGGGAAATAACAAGAGCTGATGGAACAACAGAAGTGTTGGTAGCAATTCGTAACCTAAGTGGTGGCGATGCTGCAAGTAGCAAATTGGCTACAGCAACAATTTCTGCTGTATACTTCTTAAGCACAAGTTACTCAACTGGTGCTACTGGTAGAGTTCGTGTTGTATGGAACGAAAGAATCACACCAACTACAACTGGTACATTAATTGTTCAGCAATATAATACAGCTACAAGTATTGTAAACATTACAGCTACAAGAGCAGGTAATACTACAAGCAACTTCATTGACTATACATTCTCTGTAGGCAGTTCAACTGCTATAACATACAGAATCCCAGCTCAAACTATTACACAAGGTGTGAATGACTTTGGTCAAACAGCAATTACATCACAAACTGTAGTTGTAACTAGTGCGATTGTTAGAGCTACTGCAGCTGCAAGTGGTAGTACAGGCGTAACTGTAACAGCTTAAGGATAAATCATGGCTGATCAAAAGCTCAGCGAACTAACCTTTGCTACGGGAGCAGTGTCGTCAGACCTGCTCTACGTGGTTCAGGGTAATACAAGCAAGAAAATTTCTGTTAGCAGCCTAACTCGTAGTTTAAGTACAGCTTTTACTACAGTATTAGTTTTGCCTGTTTACACTACATCAACTGTTGCTGTTGCAGTGACTGGTTCAACTATTATCAATACTACTTTGAATGCTTTTCAGTGGTATAACGGGACAAGTTGGGTCACGATAACTTAGACTAAATACATTTATAATGATTGATTTGACAAATGAAAACTTCATCATGTTTGCCATTAAAAGCTATGATAATCCTAGCTGTAGTGGTTTAAGAGAATTTGAAGACGACCTAAAACGACTAAGATATGTCAAAAGACTTCTTGGACGTTACAAACTTACTGGTGATATTAAAGAACGATTAATAATTAATCACTTGGTAGTTTTATACAATGTGTTTGGGGCAGATTCTGCCACCCATATGTTATTTTTTAAGATCCAGGAAAAGTTTTGGCCAGAGCTAAAAACCTTCCTGGTTTTTTTAAATTATATGCCTGATATTGTTCGAGTGAGAGGTCAGAATGTCAAATCCTCTGATATAACGCTTGATCAACATATTGTAGAATTATTAAGGAAGATTTGATGTCCAGATTTGTAGATGCTGTTATTACTTATCGAATTCTTAGAAAGCTCACAACTCCATTCGACGAGACCGACGCTTACCGTTTAGGTATTATTGATGCCAATGGTACAGTCTTAAAGAAATGGAACGACCTCAATACTGTTGCAGAAAAAGATGCCTACACAATCTTAGATCGAATGATCTTTAGATTAAAGCGCATTATCCAAAAAGTTCCTGTAGAGAATAGAAAAATTGCAAGCTATGCTGCAGCTCTTTCTTTAGTAAGAGAACATGCAGAAGATAAAGATGAACCTGTATTCTTAGAATCTGAGTTTATTAAAAGATCGGCAAATCAAGAACAAATCAATGAAGTAACAAATTATCTAAATGGATCTAGTATGCTTACATTTAGAATGCACAGTGAAGAAATAGCTAATGCTGTTGGTGGTGGCTTTTCAGGACAAGCAACACCAAATCCAAATCCTAATTTAGCTGGTCGAGACATTATGTTGGGTAAAAAGATAAGACGAAGAAGACCAACTAATGGACAGACTTAAAGAACTCCAATCCCTACTCAATCTAAGTAAAGCTCTTAATCAAGAGCCTGATAGCGCTTTGTTAGAAGAAATTGAAGACCTATCATCCCGTCAAGAAAAACTAAGAAAACGAATTAAAGAAAGTGTAGCTAAAGATTTAGCTCCAATATTTGAAGCTCCAAAGTATGAGCTTGATGATGGACCTTTAACAACCGAACAAGTAGAAAAGATTGAAGAAGTAGCAAAAGAAGAGATTGAAGAACCGATTACAATTGTTGAAGAACTCTTTCAAAAGAAAGAAACAGTGGTAGACAAAGTAGCGAGCTCTATTACAAGACAAGTACACCAAGAGGCAACATTAGTTAAACCAGACCCACAAATGCCAGCAGAGACTGCGGCACTAGAACAAAAGTTAAAATATCTTGAAAACTGGGTTAGTCGAATTGCAGCTACTGGCCCTGGCGGTGGTGCTGCTCAGGTTTATAACCTCGACATGCCTACAAAACTAGTCACAACATCATCTTATACAATCGGTCGTAAAGATTACTATATTGGTGTCAACTACGCTGGCCTAAGTTATATTACGTTACCAACACAGAATTTATCCTCTGGCCGAGATGTTATTATTAAAGATGAATCGGGTAGATGTGAAGCATTTCCAATTACAGTGATTGGCAATGTTGACAATGATCCTGATGGTTTTAGATTAGAAATTAACAACGGTGCAATTCATTTAATATACCGTGATGGATGGAGAATAGTATGACATATCTTTTCAAAGATAAAAACGAATATACCAGCAAGAATCGTCTTAAAGTATCAAATTATCAAACTGATTTCTTTAACACATTTCAATACGGTAAAGAAACAGATGTCTGGGATGAAAGCACCACGTCTGGCGGCACAGCCACTTGGAACACTAATACCGACTGGATAGATATGGCAGTCGATGGGCAACTTGGATCTAAAGTCGTAAGACAAACTCGTAATGTGATGCGATACATTCCAGGTCGCAGTTCTAAGTTGACCTATGCTGTAAGATTTCAAACTCCTGTAACAGGGATACGAAGACGCATAGGACTATTTGATGAAAACAACGGGTTTTACTTTGAAGATGCTGGAGTCTTAGGTTCCGATGGCTTACCTCAATACAATGTAGTAGTGCGTACCAGCACATCGGGTATGGTGGTTGAAAATCGTATACCTCGCAGTCAATGGAACGGCGATAAGTTGGACGGAACAGGTCGCAGTGGCATTATTGCTGATCCAACCAAAGCACAGATGGTAAGTTTTGAATATGAGTGGTATGGTGCTGGACAGATCATTATTGGGTATGTGATCAACGGATCAACCCAGATCATCCACACGTTTAATCACGGTAATGTTACATCACTTCCCTGGAGTTCAACACCGTTCTTGCCAATTAGGTTAGAGATAGAAAATTTGACAGGAGTAGCAGGCACGCACTACTTATATCAAGGATCCAACAGTCTTGTATCGGAAGGTGAAGCCACCAAATTGGGCATTGCACAAAACATTACTAACCCTATTGGAGGAACTAGAATGGCTGCGGCCAACACTTTTTATCCAATACTCAGTATTAGGTTAAAACCAAACGCATTAAAAGGTATTGTGTTACCCACATTCTTCCAGGCTGCTACTGTAGATAACACTAATGTATTTTACAAACTAATTCGTAATGCCACATTGTCTGGCGCCAACTTTGTAAACATGCCGGATAGCAATGCATTTACACAGTTTGATACTAGTGCCACTACGTATACTAACGGCGTAGATCTTGACTCAGGATTCGTTATTGGTGGAGGCGGCACAAGTATTAGATTAGATGCAAATACCGTATATCAGATTGGCCGTGGCAACATGGGTACAACAAGCGACACTCTAACACTAGCCATATCTAGCCCCAATACTGGTAAAGATGCACTAGCTGCTATTACCTGGATTGAACAGAGATAAATACTAGCATGAAACCTCAAGAACAATTAGATAAACTTATTAACGTTGCAGCTGACGTTCGTCAGATTTTAGCTGTTCATGATGAAAAAATTAATCAAACAGAACGAAAACAAGAAGATCTATTTCAATTACTAGAGCAGAGACGAAACGAAATGGCTGACGATATCAAGGAATTACATAGTCGTATCACAACAGTACAAAGAGAATTAAGTACTGAAATCAGTGCCACAGAAACTCGTATCGTATCAGGTATTAATGATCTTAAAAATGAATTGAAAGTAGATCAAGAGTTTCATAATTCAAAGCAAAAGACTTTAGAGGATCGAATAGTTGATCTTGAAAAGTGGCGTTATATATTATTAGGTGCTGGCATTGCAGGAGGTTGGATCCTTACAAAATTTGGCGACATGATTGAGATTGTGGTGAAATAATGGCAACCACCCTACAGTTTATAGCTTATAGTACTACGAGTCTTTCTGGTCTTACAGGATCAGCTCGTGAACTTTATATAGATACTAGTAAAGCTACTGTAGTTGTTATGGATGGTGTAACTCCAGGGGGTAGTCCTCTTGTTACAGAAGCTTCTCTAACAAGTAGGCTAACAAGCTATTCTACTATAGAATATCTAACAACAGTTTTAGTAAGCTATACAACAAATAGTAATCTTACAAGCACGTTAGCAAGTTATACTCTTAATGTCAGTTTAACTAGTACTTTATCTAACTATACAACTAATGCTAATCTTACAAGCACTTTATCAAACTATACAACCAATGCTAACTTAACCTCTACACTTACTAGTTATGTAACTAATGCTAACTTAACAAGTACACTATCAAATTATCTAACATCAAGCTTTCTTACTAGTTATGTAACTAATGTAAACTTAACAAGTACGTTATCAAGCTATGTTACAAACAATTCGTTAAGTAGTCAGCTTACAAGCTACGCCACTTTAGCTTTTGTTAATAATTTAAATAATCAAACTGACGTTATCGAACCTCTAACTTTAGCACCAGGATTTGTTTTTTACAGTGGAACATCATCAACAAGTTTAACAACAGGAACTGCATTTAGCAGTGTCTCTGTTATATCAGATTCAATTATTAGAATTACAAATCCAGTAGGTTCCACTATTACAAGTGTTACTAATCTATCTATTGGAAGTACTCTTTTAGTTAATTATTCAAGCATTACTCATGTAGCTGAAGTATTAAATACACCTGTTTTTCCTACTCAAGAATCTCTTTTACAAGTTTTCTTTAGTACGATAACTATTTCACCAGGAACTACTTTTGCTTTATCTTCTTCCGCAACAAATGGTTTAACACACAATGCTAGTATTACTAGAGCTGGAATTCCACAAATTATATATTTAACAGAAGGTTCTGATTTTACTGTAACTGGTACGACCTTAACAATTAATATAGCAGTAACAAACGCCGTTGGTATCAATGTTACAGAAACAAACACTAGCGCATTAGATATAAATTATTCATCTAATACAATTAACAACAACTTTACTTTTTCTGAATTGAGTATTGGATACGATACTTCCTCTACAACTTATAATGGTAGCGATCCTGGATTTTTAGTTTATACAAATCCTAACGGTGTTCAGTATTTTAGTGATGGAAGAATAGAATATCCCAACAATCTTGTGTTTAATAGTAGTGGCACCATTGTTTTACCAGCTGGTGGTCAAGTATTAGACAACACTGGTAACACAATTGGTATTACTATTAACGATGTAAATAATACAGTCTCCAGTACTCTTGCAACCTATCCTTTTACAACTGAAAACATTGTATTCGGTGATGGGTTTTATCTTTACAATGCAACCTCTTCAGCAACATACAATGCTAGTACAACTAGTGGTGGATTGTATTATGATGCTACAATTGGTTTTGATGAGTTTTCAGTATTTGTTGCTGGATATCAATCTCCAACATTAATTAATACTCTTAGTAGCTTAGCATCAACTTCTCTTATATCTTGTGACATAAATGGATACACCTTCTTTTATTCTTTAGATGACACACGTACTACTGGATTTACTGAAATAGCTCATATCAATGCATGGGTAGCTGATGAACTAAATTTAGGGCAAACTAGCTTAGTCATAATAGGTCCAGATGTTAGATATAACAATGTTGTTTCTCAGGTCGTAAGTGGTGTTACCTCAACAGAAACTCGTATCCTGTATCCGTCTTCTAATTATAGATTAATTAAAAATGGCTCAGCTATACAATCAGGAAATGCAGGAGCTACAGTATCGTTTGATGTTAGTAATGGAGATTGGTACTTACTACAAAGTGTGACTTCTGGAACCTCTATAACTATTAGCGTAGGTAAAGATGGTAAATTTGGTAGCCCAGGGTTTGTTGTAGCTCAAAACTCTGTAAATTATAACGTAACGTCATTTACAATAGGATACCAATCTGTACAATATATTACAGGAGCTACTTCTATTACTGTCGTTTCAGGACAAACAGTAGAAGATTCAGAACTTAAAAAATTTGGTAATATCAGACAATCTACAGCAACAGGCAGCACACTTGTTATAGATTTTAATTTTCCAACTAATTACATATATCAAGATGAAAACGTAACCAATCTTACATTCTTGAGCTTACCACCTCCTGGTAAAAGTATAAGTACGGAAGTCTTTATTAGACAAACTACAACTGGAAATACATTCAATGTATCAGCTGGTCCTTCAAGTGGTGTTACTATTTCTATAACACCAAACAGTAATAGCAATGTTTCTGGACTAACAGATATTTTTAGATTTACAGCTGTAAACACAACTATAGGTCCAGTCCCTCCTGCAACAACAAGTATTGTTGTATACGGAACAGGATTGTATAAAGGAATATAATGGCAGCCAATTCGTATAAAGTCTTAGGACAAGCAAATCCACTAACAAGTAATACAGAAGCAATTTTGTATACTGTTCCTAGTGGTTTTATGGCTTTTGCTAGCATTCTTAATGTTTGTAATACTGGTGCAACTACCGGTACCTGTCGTATAGCTGTACGGCCAGCTGGCATTACTTCTACCACAAAAACATTTATTGTTTATGATGCTTCAATTCAACCATATGATAGTTTATTACTTACTATCGGTTTAAGTTTAGCTCCCACTGACATCATTGGTGTCTTTGCAAGTACATCTAGCTTTGCATTTACGATATCAGGATCTGAAGTAGTTATAGATACAACTAATGTTGCTAGCGTCTATAACATAGCAACGACAAGTTCTGTTGGTATGATTAGACCTGATAACACTAGTATTTCAGTACAAAATGGAGTCTTAAGTCTTATTCCTGGTGGTAGCTTTACATTAGCTACAACAAGTAACTTTGGTGCTGTAAGACCTGATGGTACAAGTATTTTAATTACTTCAGGTGTTATTAGTGCTAACGTCAGTGTAGATGGAACTAGCGTATTGGTAACATCGGGACTTATCAGTGCCAACATAGCAAATGCCAGCGCTGCTGGTATTGTTAGACCAAACGGTACAAGTATACTCGTAACATCTGGAGTGGTTTCGGTCAACTTCAATGTAGCTCCTTATGCTACTCCATCCACGAGAGGTGTAGTAAGAATTGTTGTAACTGGGACTACTGTTAGTATTTTTACTTCTGACTAATTATGCCACTAATTATAAACGGCACAACTATTGTAGATTACTCTCCAGGAGTAAATGTTAATGGGGTTGCTATGCAAGAAGTTAATGTTAATGGTGTTAGAATATGGACGAGATATCCATATCCTATAGGAACTGATGTATTCACTTATAGTTGGAATGCTGGAAATAATATTAATAATTTTATTACATCAATATATGCCACGTATCCATTAGCTTTTGCATCAGCACCATTCTACACTAAAGGTGGTGGATCTCCTGATTCTGATTTGCGATTTACGTTATCATCAGGATTTCAAGTATCGCGTTCCCAGAATAGTGAAAGAGGAACTGACAGCGATGGTGCTGGTGCTGGAAATACTGGAGGCACATGGCAACTTGGTGCTTATAACACGTTTACTGGAATTATTGGAATAACTTATCCACTATCTCCAAGTACATTTGGTAATGGTTCAACTAATTTTACAGTCAAATATGTAGGTAACTAAAAAAATTATTAAAAAGATAAATATAACTTATGGCACTCTATAAAGTATTAGGACAAGCAAATCCTGTCACGACAGGAGTTATAACATCCCTTTACACCGTCCCTGCTGCTACACAAGCATTTTGTAGCACACTGAGCGTATGTAATCAGGGAGCTATAGCTACGCTTGTTAGAGTCTCAGTTCAACCTAACGGTGAATCTATAGATAATAAACACTACATTGTTTATGACCATACTATTCAAGCAAACGATAGCCTATTTTTAACAATAGGGATTGCCTTAGATGAAGCCGATGAAGTCAATGTTCAAGCAAGCACAACAAGTGTTAGCTTTAGTTTATTTGGAAGCACAGTATAATGAGTACAAATTTCTTAAGTAATTCAAACCTTAGAAAGGGAGTAAGAGGTGGCGAATTCAATCAAGCTACATCGAGCTTCCTTGGTACCGTTCGTCCAGATGGCACAACCATTCTAATTAATTCATCTGGAACAATTAGTGTTGTTCCTGTTACAACAGCTACTCCAAGTGCAACTGGTACTGTCAGACCAGACAATACAAGTATTACTGTAGCTGGTGGTGTTATTTCTGTCAATTCATCTTATGTAACATTGGTTACAACAAGTAATGGCTTTGGTGTAAGAACAGTATCAACTGGAAATCCTACTGGTGGTAATGATGGTGACATTTGGTACAAATACGTTTAATAGGACTTAATAATGATTGTTATATCCCAAAACGAAATAAAAATAAAACTTAACGGCACTACCTATAACCTTAAGAGTATACCATTCTTAGGTTTTAGTTATTCATATCTTAATTATGAACCAGAAGTAAATCTATACAGAAAGGTTGTTTTAAATTTTAATAATCAGTATGTATATGAAGATCTTACTAATAATGATATCTTACTCATAGAAAAGTTTTTTAATGACTTGGATGATCCAGAAGTCTTATCTGATTTTTTAAATGAAAACGAAAAACGTTTAGAAACTGTTAATTTAAATACAAATAACACTTCATCAGTTACTCCTAAGCACGCTGTAGATGAAAACGGATTCTATGTTGGACAACAAGTCTTACCTAAAGATGGTCTAACAGAAGTTCCTTCTTTCCCTCCAAAAGATTTATATCTTGAACCGTTTGGTATCAGCTATAAGTGGGACAATTCAACTAATTCTTGGATTGTTAATGGAACCTATAAAGATAGACGAAAGTATCAATACTTAAATAGAACTACAGTAGGCGATCAACTAGACGCAATTATTTCTGCAATAGATGCGTTATCTAAAAATGAAAGTTTACCAGATAAATTCAATCAACTCCTTTCAGAAATAGAAGCCATCAAACTATCAAATCCTAAGGACTAACAATGACGTTACATGTTAAAAATTCGTCAGTCTTTAGACTCATCTGGAATGCCTATATAAAGATCTCAGGTCTTTGGAGAGAGGCTACTGTTGTCTATGTCAAGGATGCTGGAGTTTGGAGAGAAGTCCATAATGGTTATCCAGGACCTGGCTCACAAACATTTAATGTGTCAGGTACTTTTACAGTCCCAACTGGTGTTAATACCATTAGTGGAGTACTGTATGGTGGCGGTGGTGCAGGGGGTGGTAGTGGTTCACGAAACAGCTTTGATAATAACTCAGGTCGAGCAGCAGGTGGTGGCGGCGGTGGATCTGGACAACAAAGTTTTACAGTAGATGTAATTGGTGGTAGTAGTCATTTTGTACAAGTATCTGATGGTGGAGCTGCGCCTGGAGTAGGTGTTGGTGGTGGTGGTGCTGGAACTACCTTTGTAGGAAGTTTATCCAGTATAGCTGCAGCTACAGCTGGCGAACCACCAACTCAGATTGGTGTTGGTAAAGGATCAACCGTACCAGGTGGCGTAGGTGGAGCTGGAATAGCTGGTGGTGCAGCTGGTAATCAGGGAGCTACAAATACTAATTCAGGTAACTTTGGAAACTCAGGTCCTGGTGGTAACGGAGGATCTGGGGGAGTTGGCACTGGTGGACTTGGTGGTCAGACTGTAGGGTTTGACGGTGGTGGTTCTGGTGGAGCTGCAGGAAATGCTGGAAGGGTAGTTATAAACTGGTAATGAGAACCTGGGCAGAAATTTCTTTTGGTATTGTGCGATATGTATTTGAAGCACCTGTGGCACCTTTGGGTCAACCTGGTGTATATTATCATGATGTAACAGATTATGATCCTGTGCCAGAAATATTTGATGAATATAATCCATCTACTAGGACGTTTGCTAAACCTCTTAGCAACGATCCAAATGATACGCATAATCTACAAGTAGCATGGATAGGTGTTCGTAATACTCGCAATACAGCTTTGAATCTAAGTGATTATACTCAGATGCCGGATTTTCCGGATAAGATTATGCAAAAGCGTTACAGGAAATACAGACAGGAACTAAGAGACATACCCGAACGACATTCTAGTCCATACAGAATACCGTTTCCAACTGAACCGTATAAAACTGAGATAAAATTAACTTTTTGGGAAAAACTTCAATATGTTTGGTCATACATCAAAAACGGAAAAAATATTCGTAGTAGATAATGCCATTGATTATAGTAACCAAGAAGCTCTGTTTAACTTTTGTAAGAACAGTCTCTACAGTTTTGGTCATGGTGCAAGTTCAGTAAGCTCAATCGATCTTAGTAGATTTATTTGTAACCTAACAGCAGAAGAATTATCTCGCACTGGGTTAGATAAACTATTTGAAGGTCTAGTTAAAAAATACAAGAACAAAAATGTTCGTATAGACCGTAGTTATATCAATGTATACTTTCCTTATACTCCAACTGGTATGCACACAGATGATAACGATAAAGATGCTATATCATTTTTAGCTTATGCTAACCCTCAGTGGAATTTAGATTGGGCAGGTGAAACTCAATTCTTTACTTCAGACTTATCTAAAGTAGAACAAAGTGTATTGCCAGAGGGTGGTAGAGTCATTGTATTTGATTCCAACATACCACATACAGCTAGGAGTCCTGCAGTCATCTGTCCTGTTCCTAGATTTACTGTCACAATCAAAGGATTTTTAGTATGAGTCTTTTTAGCAACAACGAATCCAAATTCCTAGACTTTATAGGCATGATACCAAATGCAGTGCCTAAGAAAATGTGTAAGGAGATCATAGAAGCCTATCACGATCTCGATAAACGTAATGAAACTACGCAGGGTCGTATTGGTCGAGACGGTACAGGAGAAGTTGTTAAGTCAGCTAAAAATAGTAAAGATGTTGAGCTAGGTGCCTATCATAGTTATAGAGATCTCTTATATCAATTCAATACTCATTTACAGAATGCTTATAATGCTTACGGTGAACAATTCTGGCAGGTCAGTCAGTATCTAGGCAAACATGCTGTAACTGCTTGGCAAATACAACGCTATGATGCTAATGATCGTGGTGGCTATCATCACTTTCATGTAGAAAACAGCGGTGTCCATAATATGAGACGTTGCATGGCTTACATTGTTTATTTGAACGACATCAAAGAAGGTGGCGAAACAGAATTCCTCAATCAAAGTATTAGAGTAAAACCTGAAGCTGGTAAGATAGTGATATTCCCAGCATACTTTACTCATATACATCGTGGTAACCCGGTATTAAGTGGAGAAGACAAATACATCCTGACAGGCTGGATGGAATATGTCTAAACTAATTGTAGGATGGGCACCATTACTAAACGAAGTACATTCTAAAGGTCTTACATTACTTGTAACTAAACCTCAGAACTTATTTGAGACTCATATCAAAAATGGTAACCATCGTTACAAACTTTGTCCTGCTACATTAGATCTATCAAGAAATACATTTGTTATAAGATCCCCATTTGACGCGCATTTTATACTGGATGCAGATAAAAGAAGTATAGAGTTTATTGAACCACACGTACAAAGCATGGACTTCTATAATATGAGAAGCCATCAGTATAGTGAAACTGATGAACCAATTATGTCAATCAACTTCCATCAAATCTTTTTCACTGAAGAAAAAGATATTGAAGCTACAGTAACAGCTCCATGGTTTGAGAAAGCTCATCATAGCTTTAGAGTGATACCAGGTAGATTCAAAATTAGTGACTGGTGGAGACCTTTAGACTTTGCTATTCAACTTCCAGAACGAAGACACGAAGTTACAATCAAAGAAGGAGATCCTCTTTTCTATATAACATTTAGTAGTAGAGATCCATCTGATGTAGTCATTCTAAAAGAAATAAAAGTAACTAAAGAATTAGATGATTTTATCTATGCCACAACTGGCGCTAAAAACTATAAGCCAAGATGTCCTATGAAAACTCTTTACGGTTTATTTAATAGGTTTAAAAAGAAACCTTCATTGGAATTTATAGATTAGTTATGTATAATAAAGAATATGAGCTTATACATTGACGTCAAATATCTAGGATTTATCGGTAATAGATTACCACTCTTTAAACGCAAGGGTGAATACCTCTATAACTGCAGGTGTATAATATGTGGTGATAGTCAGAAAAAGAAGAATAGAGCTCGTGGTTACTTTTATCGCCAAACCAATGATCTATTCTATAAGTGTCACAATTGTGAGGCTAGCCAACACTTTGGTACATTCCTAAAGACCTTTGATCAACAGCTATACCGTGAATATGCATTAGAACGATATGCTAATGGTGAGAATAAGAAAGCACATGCAACATTAGATGACGAATTTAAAAGTCACTTTAAAGAACCAACCTTCTTTAAAGAAGCACCAGATCCAAATAAAATACCTGACATTTTTAGTAAGGTAATTGATCAGCCTATAGATTCAGAGGTTAGAAAGTTTTGTAGTGATAGACAAATACCTACTCTAGCTTTGGAGCGACTTTGGTTTGTTGATGATATTAAGAAAGTAGAATCACTTAATGACAGATATGAAAATACAATTCAAAGCCATGAACCTAGATTAGTGATACCATTTAAAAATAAAGATGGTAAGTTAATTGGAGTATCTTGCAGAGGACTTCGAGGTGAGTCATTAAGATACATTACGGTTCGTATTGATGAAAGCGATTCATTAGTATTTGGTATAGACCAAATTAACTCTCAAGAATTAGTCTATGCAGTTGAAGGTCCGATAGATAGTCTATTCTTACCTAATGCAATAGCTGTCGGTGGTACTGGATTTAATAAAATAGATCAGTTAGAACTAAACAAAGATAAACTAATTCTTGTTTTAGACAATCAACCAAGAAACAAAGAAGTCTGTTCTGTCTATAATAAACTTATTACTAAAGGCTATAAAATAATGATATGGCCTGATTATACCGATGCAAAAGATATAAATGATCTAGCATTACTTGGAACAAAAGGTGAAGAACTAAGGAAGTTTATTGAAATAAATAGTTACAAAGATCTTACAGCTCAAATGAAATTTAACACATGGAAAAAAGTATAATGTCAATAGCACGCCTAGTATCATATTCACAACCAGCAGAAGACTTTGTCAGTCGCGATGAAGTTAGGGACATCCAAGAATTAGTAGCCTATTGTGCTAGAGTATCAAATCCTGGCAATCAAACTAATTCGGAGACAGCTTCCAAGTTATTAAAATATATGATTAAGCACAAACACTGGTCACCATTTGAAATGGTAAATGTTTGTATGGAAATCACAACAACAAGAGATATCGGTCGTCAGATTTTAAGACATCGTTCTTTTTCATTCCAAGAATTCAGCCAAAGATACGCAGATCCTACAGATGCAGGTTCTGGTTTAGATTATTCTATTAGAGAATGTAGGTTACAGGATCCAGTGAATAGACAGAATTCTGTTCCTGTTGATCCTGATAACATAGAACAAAAATACTTAGAACACTTGTGGATCAAGAAGCAGCAAGAATTGGTGTCACTTTGTGACGAAACCTATAAATGGGCTATTAAAAATGGCATAGCAAAAGAGCAAGCAAGAGCAGTTTTGCCAGAAGGTTTAACTAATAGTCGTATGTATATTAATGGAACTTTACGTTCATGGATCCATTATATTGAGGTTAGAGATGGGAATGGAACACAAAAAGAACACATGCAAATAGCTCAAGAATGTGCGAAAGTTATAGTAAAAATTTTCCCATTATTGCAAGAAACAAAATCTGAATAAGCATATATACTATTTCAAGGAGAGTGTATGTGGTTCTTAAGTTTCATCCCAGATAGTTGGATTCAATTAGCAATTCACGCTTTAACCTTCTTTGGTTTAAGCTTATTTGTAGCAGGATCTATCGCCCATAAATTACCTTTTTTAGGTAGTCGTGGACGCTTAATTAAGATTGTTGGTGCTCTAATTTTATTAGTAGGTGTATTTTTTGAGGGTGGAATTGGTAATGAAATGTCATGGAGAGCTAGGGTCGCTCAACAAGAAGCTGAGATAGAAAAGTTGAAAGCCGCAAGTAGTCAAGCCTCTACAAAAATTGTCACTAAGTATATTGAAAGAACTAAAGTTGTTAAGGAAAAATCAAATGCAATTATCAAAGAAATCCCTAGGTACATTACTAAAGACGCTGACGCTAACTGTACTATTCCTAAGTCTGCAATCGTGCTCCACGATGCTGCCAGTCAAAATAGGGTTCCCGACGCCGCCACCGGAATTGATGAAGGAGCCAGCGGAGTTACGCTCAGTAGACTCCTCGACACCACCGTCCTCAACTACGGAACCTTCCACGAAGTAAGAGAGCAACTCAAAGCTCTACAAGATTGGGCAAGAGAACAAAAGAAAATTAATCCATAATATTATTTGAAAGGTAATTAATGCAACACTTGGGTATTGAAATTAATCTCGAACGAGATGGGCTCTTTGACGAATTAGGGCTTCTAAGAATGAAGGAAAGTTATATGACAGAGGACGAAGATAGTCCTCAAAAAAGGTTTGCTTTTGTGAGCAAAACATTTGGGTCAGACCTTCAACATGCACAACGCCTATATGATTACGCTTCCAAACATTGGCTATCCTATGCAACTCCGGTCTTAAGTTTTGGTAGATCCAAACGTGGTCTTCCTATTTCTTGTTTTTTAAACTTTATTGAAGATACGGCGGAGGGGTTAGTTGAAAACTTATCTGAAACAAATTGGCTTTCTATGCTTGGGGGTGGTGTGGGTATTGGGTTTGGTATCCGCTCTGCTGACGATAAGTCAACTGGTGTCATGCCTCATCTCAAAATGTACGATGCTTCCTCATTAGCATATCGCCAAGGTCGTACTCGTCGTGGTAGTTATGCAGCTTACTTAGACATTAGTCATCCTGACATCTTAATGTTCTTAGAGATGAGGAAACCTACTGGTGACCAAAACATGAGATGCTTAAACATGCATCATGGTATCAACATTACAGATGACTTTATGCAAATTATTGAAAGGTCTATGTTAGAAAAAGATGTAGATGATTCTTGGAATTTAGTAGATCCACATAGCCACGAAGTAAGAGAGACTGTGTCAGCAAAAGAACTATGGCAACGCATTATGGAAATGCGTATGCAAACAGGTGAACCATATTTACATTTTATTGACGAATCAAATAGAAAACTACCAGAGTGGTTAAAAGATAAAGGGTTAAAGATTCACCAATCTAACCTCTGTTCAGAAATTATTCTACCTACTAACGAAGAAAGAACAGCGGTTTGTTGTTTAAGTAGTTTGAATTTGGAGTACTACGATGAATGGAAAAATGAACCATTATTTTTACAAGATATTGCAGAAATGTTGGATAATGTTCTACAATATTTCATTGATAATGCCCCTGATGTTATTAGCCGTGCTAAATTTTCTGCTTCTCGTGAGCGGAGCATCGGTATTGGTGCTTTGGGCTGGCATGCTTTATTGCAGCGAAAGAATCTTCCGTGGGAAAGTGCATTAGCTGTTAGTTTAAACAAGCAAATTTTTAATCATGTTAGGAAACATTTAGATGTTGCGAACAAAGCCCTTGGTACGTCTCGTGGCGAAGCTCCTGATGCAGTGGGTAGCGGGAACCGTTTTAGTCATATGCTCGCTATTGCTCCCAATGCCTCAACTAGTATCATCATGGGAAATACTAGTCCTAGCATCGAGCCTTATCGTGCTAATGCTTATCGTCAAGATACACTTTCAGGATCCCATTTAAATAAAAATAGGTATCTTGATAAGATCATTCAAGAGAAAGCAAAGGGTGAGAAAGAAGACTTTGCAGATGACACTTGGAGATCAATTATTGCAAACGATGGATCAGTCCAGCATTTAGAATGGATGGATGAATACACAAGAGATGTTTTCAAGACAGCAATGGAAATTGACCAACGTTGGGTAATCCAACATGCAGCTGACAGACAAGAGTATATTGATCAAGCACAAAGTTTAAATGTATTCTTTAGACCTGATAGTAACATTAAGTATATTCATGCTGTTCACTTCCAGGCTTGGAAGTCAAAATTAAAAACTATGTATTATTGTAGATCAGACAAAATTGCTAAAGCTGACAAAGTAGCTAGGAAGATCGAACGTGAAGTAATTAAAGAGATTGACTTAACTGCACTAGCTCAAGAGGAATCTGTTTGTATCGCTTGTGAGGGTTAAGTGGATACCAAAACTATAAGTAATAATCTTGCACACCTTATGGTTGCAACTGATGTTCTATTCTCTAATGAAGAGGTAGATAAAATTATAGCACAAGGTATCAAACTCCAAGCTGAAGAAGCGATTGTTAATACTAAAGAAGAAAGCACAGTAAAACATTCGACTCGTACTTGTAAGATAGGTTGGTTCTATCCTAACGAAGATACAAATTGGCTCTTTAATAAAATGATAGATCTCATTGGCAACATTAATGAAAATTATTTTAAGTTTGATCTTAATCAGTTTGAACCATTACAGTTTACAAGCTATGATAGTAGTCGTAAAGAGTTTTACGGAAAGCACATGGATTGCTCTATGGGTATTCCTCATGCAACAGCAAGTCGTAAATTAAGTATTACATTACAACTTAGTGCTGCAGATGAATATGAGGGTGGAGATCTTTTACTCTACCAATCAAAAGATCCTGCTACTGCACCTAAGAAAAAAGGTCAGTTAGTAGTATTTCCTAGTTATGTATTACATGAAGTAACGCCAGTTACAAAAGGTACAAGATATAGTTTAGTAACTTGGGTCCACGGACCAATGTTTAGGTGATAATATGAAAGTTGGATTTAATTGTTCTAGCTTTGATTTGTTACATGCTGGTCATGTTACAATGTTAAAGATGGAAAAAGAAATGTGTGACTACTTGAAGGTAGCATTACAAGTAGATCCTACAATAGATAGACCTGGAGTTAAAAATAAACCAGTCCAATCAATTTATGAACGGTATGTTCAGTTACAAGCATGTAAGTATGTTGATGAGATTTTAGTTTATGATACAGAAGCTGAGCTTCTAAACTTAATCCAAACACAAACAATACACATAAGGTTTTTGTCCGAGGAATACCTAAATCGAGATTTCACGGGCAAACAATACTGTATCGATCGAGGTATAGAGCTATTCTATCATCCAAGAGAACATACATACAGCAGTTCAGATTTAAGAAACAGAACATATGACCTCGAGAAGTTGAAAAAAGACCAGCTCGATGATGAAGTTCCACAACACTCACCAGAATTAATTAAGGAAAATACACCGCATGAAAAAGAACCTAACCCTTTTGGCTTTACTCCTACTACTACCACTAAGCCTCGCCGCAAAAACAATAGAAGGAAAAATACATAACTTCAAAGTATTGGCTGTTAAAGATGGCGATACAGTAGTTATTGACGCACCTTACTTACCAGCACCACTAAAGCCACAATTATCTATTCGTATTCTTGGCGTTGATACACCTGAAAAAGCTCCACGTGCTAAGTGTGATATTGAAGCACAACGTGGTCAAGCAGCTACAGACTTTACTAAGAAAGCAGTAGCCAATGCAAAACAAATCCAAGTTGAATTAGTAGACTGGGACAAATTTGGAGGTCGAGTATTAGGAGATGTTATCATCGATGGTCAAAGATTAAGTTCATTACTTATTAAGAATAACCTAGCTCGTCCATACTTCGGTGAAGCTAAGCAAAGCTGGTGTAACTAATATGACAACAAAATACAAACTTACCGAAACAAGAGATTTCTTCAAGCCTTTTAGTTATCCATGGGCATATGAAGCTTGGCTTAAGCACGAACAAAGTCACTGGCTTCATTCAGAAGTTCCAATGATGGAAGATGTTAAGGATTGGAAGAAGAAACTGACTGATGAAGAAAAGAAGTTTTTAACTAATATCTTTAGATTCTTTACACAAGGTGACATCGATGTTGCTGGAGGATATGTTAAAAACTATCTACCTTACTTTCCACAGCCAGAAATTAGAATGATGTTAATGGGATTTGCTGCACGCGAAGCATTACACATTGCAGCATATAGTCACTTGATTGAGACTTTAGGGATGCCTGAGTCAACTTATAATGAATTTCTACAATATCAAGAAATGAAGGATAAGCACGACTATGTTACAGAACTCAGTTCGAAAAATGGTGACAAAGAGTCAACTGCAGCACACATCGCCGTCTTCAGTGCTTTTACGGAGGGCATGCAGCTTTTTAGTAGCTTTATTATGCTTCTTAATTTTCCTCGCCATGGTTTAATGAAAGGCATGGGTCAGATTGTGACCTGGTCTATTGTTGACGAAACTCAGCATGCTGAAAACATGATTAAATTATTTAGAGAATATATTAAAGAAAATAATGAAATTTGGAATGATCAACTAAAATCTCGTATATATACAATAGCAGAAAAGATGGTTGAGTTAGAGGATAAGTTTATTGACTTATCATTCTCTGGTTCAGACATGAGAGATCTAAAATCAGAAGATGTAAAAGAATATATCAGATACATTGCTGATCGACGTCTAATTAGTCTTGGCATGAAGGGTATTTTTAAACGCAAAAAGAATCCTCTACCTTGGGTAGAAGAGATGATTAATGCACCAGTTCATAGTAACTTTTTTGAAGCAAGATCAACTGATTATGCTAAAGGTTCATTGACTGGTAAATGGGAAGGTGACGTTTGGGCTTAAAATGAGAGATATGATAACCGTCGCTTCAATGCAACGGAATGAAGAAAAATATATTTTAGAATGGATGGCCTACTACCTCTTACAGGGGGTAGATAGATTTGTCATTTACAATCACATGAGTGAAGACGGCACAGAAGGACTCTGGCGCCGTCTTGCTCGTCATTATCACATCGAAATACATAATCGCGAAGGATATAATGTTCATTATCCAATGCTTGAGCATGCTCTAACTGAAGTCTTACCTACAACAGATTGGTTAGTCTTCGCTGATATGGATGAGTTTTATTTTCCATTAGACCGCTTTACATTAAGAGAAGTTCTTGAAGAACGAAAAGATTGGAACTGTTCTGCGTTTGGAGTCTATTGGTGTCAGTTTGGATCTAGTGGATATATAGATGATCCAGAATTAGTCTTACAAAGTTATGAACATCGTGGTCCTTTAAACTTAAGTACTAACCATCACATGAAGTCTATCGTAAAAGGTAGAGGACTTGCTGGTAAAGTTTCAGGCACTAATCCTCATGTCTTTACAACAGAATTTGGAACATTAGACTTCTGGGGTAGAGAAATTCCACCTCATGCAGGGCACAATGCAGGAGTTGAACCTTGTCATGAAGTGATGAGACTTAATCATTACCAATGTAAAAGTTTAGAGTATTTTAAAACTAAGAAGCAAGCAAGAGGATCAACAGCAGATCGTCCACCTGAAGCTCCAGGCGCTCAGATCCCAGATTCAGTATTTCATGACTATGATCACAACGAAGTGTTTGACAATAGTGCGTGGGTAAAGTATGGTTTCCAATTGAAAAACAAAATCCTTGAATTGAAAGAGAAGATAAATTTATGATAATTCTAGCCACAATCCACGATCAAAACTACCGAGCCCTAGCAGACGAAACATGGGAAAATAATAAAGTCCAATATGCAGAGAAGCATGGCTATGGATATCTAGCTAAGACAGATGACTTTTATGGCTTTCCTCCAGGCTTTGAAAAGATACAATTCTTAATTGATACTTTAGATGAGTATCCAGACATTGAATGGATTTGGTGGACAGGAACAGACTCAATGGTCACAAACTTCAATACTAGAATTGAAGATAAGATTAAAGAAGTCCCAGAAGGTGTTAATATCATTATGAGTGCAGACTTCAATTTCGCAATCAATTGTGATAGCATCTTAATTAAGAATACAAAAGAAGCTAAAGAGTGGTTACAAGATATTATGGATCACATGCCAGAATATAAAGACCACCAATATAAAGAACAACAGTACATGCTAGACTCAGCAACAACATATACTGACATCATGGAGATCATGCCTCAGAATTTTATGAACAGTTATGAGTATAAGATGTATAAGGTTCCACCATGGAATTACATGGAAACTGTTGACGTTCATGGTGAACGTGGTCAGTGGGAAGAAGGTGACTGGTTGGTTCATTGGCCAGGCACACAACCATTAGAACGTAAGGAATTGGTAGAGGAATTTAAGAAAAAAATTATTTATTAATGGGGTTATAATGAGTAAAGAAAATATATTGAGTTTGATTGAAGAGTTTGTGAAAGAAAAGAATGCTGCCAAGACCTGGACAGCAGGAAAAGATTTCGTTAATTATGCTGGTCCATATTATGATCATCAAGAAATAATAGCTGCAGCAAGCACACTTCTTGATGGTTGGTTAGTGATGGGCAAAGATTGTCTCAGATTTGAAAACAAATTTCCAAAATACTTAGGTAAAGAGCATGGCGTCCTAACTAATTCAGGATCGTCAGCCAACTTACTTATGATGACTGCTCTTAAAAGTAAGAGAGGTCATAACTTCCCCCCGGGCACGAAAGTGCTCATGCCCATTGCAGGGTTCCCTACCACACTCAACCCCACCCTGCAAGCGGGCTTCATTCCTGTGTTTCTTGATATTGAATATGAAACACTAAACCTTGATCTTGAGAAAGCAGAAGACTTACTTAAGAAACATGACATTAAAGTAATTACATTCGCACACGTATTAGGTAATTGTCCTAATATGGATCAACTAATGGACTTAGTTAAGAAGTATAACTTAGTTCTATTAGAAGATTGTTGTGATGGATTAGGTTCAACCTATGATGGAAAACTACTAGGATCATTCGGTGAAATGTCATCATGCTCATTCTATCCTGCACATCATATTACTATGGGTGAAGGTGGCTTTGTTGCATGTAGTGATAAGAATACAGAAACGATTGTACGTTCTCTAAGAGAATGGGGTCGTGGTTGCTATTGTGTAGGACCAGAAGCTAACAAATTGAAATGTGGAACATGTGGCAAACGATTTGATAACTGGTTACCATCTATGCCAAATGAAATCTTTGATCACAAGTATGTCTATGATGAGATTGGTTACAACTTAAAACCAATTGAGCTTCAAGCATCTATGGGTCTTAAACAAATCGACAAACTAGAAGAGATTGGTAAGCTACGTCGTCGTAACTATCAATTGTTATTTAATATCTATGAGAAGTATGAGGAGTTCTTCTATCTACCAAGAGCTAGAGCTAAATGTGATCCAGATTGGTTTGCTTTCCCTCTTACTATTAGAAAAGATGCTCCATTCAAGAGAGCTGAGATTGTAGATTACTTAGAAGAGAATTTAATTCAAACTCGACCATACTTTGCTGGTAACATTATGTTACAACCAGCTTATTCTGATTATGTTAATACACCTATGTTATCAATGGAGTCATTACATAACGACTTCCCTGTAGCTAATCATGTTACAACTCATACTTATTTCCATGGCACAAGTCCTGTTATTACTCCAGAACAAATTGCCTATATAGGAGACAGGGTTGATGGTTTTATGAGTTTGTATCTATGACGGTTGATGAATTAAAACAATTCGAGAAGGATATTGGAGATAGCTTTAATCGAGCAGAGATTAAAGCTCCAATCCATTTATATGATGGTAATGAAGAACAGATATTAGAAGTCTTTAAGCTCATTGATATAAAGAATGATTGGATATGTGCTACATGGCGTAACCATTATCAGTGTCTTCTAAAGGGTGTGCCTCCAGAATATTTAAAAGAAAAGATTCTTGAAGGTAAGAGCATGGTCATGAATCTTCCTGAATATAAAATTCATTGCTCAAGTATTGTTGGTGGCATTCCATCTATTGCTGTTGGTTTAGCTGCTGCAGCTAAATTAAGAAACACTGGCGAAAAGGTTTGGTGCTGGGTTGGTGATATGTCTGCTGAAACTGGAGCATTTCACGAAGCATTAAAGTATGCCAGAGCTCAAAAATTACCTATTACATTTGTTATTGAAGATAATGAACTATCTGTCGAGACTCCAACAAAAGAAGTTTGGGGTGACGATAAGTGGTATATAAAAAATCCAAAAGTTCACGGTCGCTATGTCACAGATGAAAATCTAATCTATTACCACTACAAGAATGCAAAGTATCCACATGCTGGAGCTGGAGTGAGGGTACAATTTTGATTAATCGCAACCAAGTTTATAATGAAAAACTAGTAGAAGCTATGAAGTATCTTAATACTAAAAAGGATACTTTGTTTATTGGCCAGGCTGTAAGATATGCAGGAACTGGTATGTTTAATAGTCTACTTGAAGTAGATGATCACAAGAAGATAGAATTTCCTGTTGCAGAAAACTTTCAAATGGGTTACTGCACAGGATTAGCTTTAAATGGATTTTGTCCAATTGCTATCTATCCTCGATGGAATTTTTTACTCTGTGCTGCAGATCAAATTGTTAATCACTTAGATAAACTTTATAACATGAGTAGTGGCAAAGTAACACCTAAGATGATTATTAGAGTAGCGGTTGGTACTGAGATCCCTGTTGATCCACAAGACCAACACAAAGGCAATTTTGCTAATGCATTTAGAAGTATGTTAAAGACAGTAGATGTAATTGAACTTAATCATTCCGATGACATTGTAGATGCTTACAGACATGCTTATAGATCAAAGTATTCAACTATCATTGTAGAATTCCCTGATTACGGAAAATAATGGATATAGTCATCACTGGAGCTTCGGGTGTTGTTGGTAAAATTCTTACCATGCATTTGTCTCCATGGCACAATGTAATACCTTTAAATGGTCACAATGAAGTAGACCTAATGGACCCTACTTCTGTTGATAACTTTTTCTTTGCAAGAAGGTTTAATGCTGTAATTCACTGTGCTGTTGCAGGTGCGAAGGATGTTAATGATACAAGTCCAAGTATCACACATAGAAATTTAACTATGTATGAAAACATTAAGCGAAATTACAATGGGTTTGATAAGCTAATTAATATAGCTTCTGGATGTGAATTAGGGTATGGCGGCAATAAACAAGAAATTGAATTGAGAAATCAATTACCAGTTACACCTTATGGATTAAGCAAAAACTTAATAGCAAGAGATGTGATGAAGCAGGTTGAATGGCATAACCTAAGACTCTATGGACTTATTTCCAATACGAGAGTCTTTTGGAAAGTATGGGATCTTGCTAACAAAGGTGAGAAGGAAATAGAGATAGTAGATAAGTACATGGACTATATATCAGAAGATGATATGGTGAAGGTAGTGAGATACTTTGTTGAAAACCACTACATTCCAGAAAAAGATGTCAATATGGTTTACCAAGAAAAGAAAAAAGTATCGGAAGTTCTTAAAGAATATATAAAAGATCACAATCTTGATATTGAAGTTAAAGTAACACAAACGGCTCCAAGTAGTGAAGACTACACTGGAGATGGATATAGATTAGCTAGGATGAATATTTTATGACAAAAGTTGTTTATGTAACAGGATGTTGTGGCTTCATTGGATACTATGTTGCCAAGGCTTGCCTAGAACAAGGCTGGCATGTTATGGGTGTAGATAAATTAACCTATGCTGCTAATCAAGATAGAATTTCAGATCTTTATGAAATTGCAGATAAAGAAAATGTTAAGTTTGAATTTATTCAGTCAGACATTAATGATCTAGAACGATTGGTAGAATGCGATTATGTTATTAATACAGCAGCAGAAACTCACGTAGATAATTCTATTGAAGCTTCTGATGTATTCTTAAGATCTAATGTTAATGGTGTTCATCACTTATTGAAACTAATCCAAAACAAACAGTATGGAATGCCAACTCTTTTACACTTTTCTACTGATGAAGTCTATGGAGATATTGATGACGGTAGCTTCAATGAAGATCATTTATTAAAACCATCCAATCCATATTCAGCAACAAAGGCTGCAGCAGATCAACTCGTTCTTGCTTGGGCAAGAACACACAATGTACCTTTTATTATTGTACGACCAACTAACAATTATGGATCTGGTCAATATGTGGAAAAGCTAATTCCTAAAGCTGTGAAGTATTTACAATTAGGTAGAAAGATTCCTCTTCACTTAGGAGGTAGCCCTGTTAGAACGTGGCTACATGTGGAAGATACAGCAGCTGCTGTAATGCATATTATTAATAATGGATCTATTAATCAAATCTATAACATTCCAGGTAACTTTGAGGCTTCAAACTTATTTGTAGTCACTGAAGTAGTGAAGGCAATGTACGGTGATGATGTTGGCCAAGATGTGCAGGAATTTATTAATACAGATTATGAACGACCAGGTGCTGATCTTAGATACAGTATCGATGGAAGTAAGCTAAAAAATATTGGATGGGAAGCAAGACGTGAATTCATTCCTGAGC